CAACAAATACCACAAATGCCACAACAACCAATTCCAATGTCACCAATAGGCGGTATGGGAGGCATGGGTGCAATGGGCATGAATCCAATGAGCATGATGGGAATGATGGGCGGTATGGGTGGTATGGGAAGATTTGGTGGTATGGCAAGTATGTTAACTGGTATGCTTGGTCCAATGCTTGGTGGAATGATGGGTGGAGGAATGCCAGATATGATGTCTGGTGCACAATTACAACCAAATCAACCACAAATGGCTGGTTTAGTTCCACCTATTAATATAGAAGCTCCACCAATTAATCCAATTGGTATGGAAAGTCCTGCCGAAGAATATCAGCAATCAGTAAATAATAATTTTAATATAATGGGTGGATCACAAAAAGGTGTTTCGACAGCAACACCACAAAATCATTTGACAATGGGTGCTAGACCAGATTGGTTAGGTGAATTGGCTGAAGGATTATTAGGTTCAACTTATACTGGTATGAGTAGACCAAAATACTTTGGTGCAGGTACAGGTAAAATGTAATTCTATATAAATAAAATGTCGGTCACAAGGTAAAATGAATTGGGATAGACATATTTCATCAAAAAAACATCTATCCCATATTATTATTTGTTCAGAATGTTAATTCGCAAGTTGTCGAAAAAACTCAAGTGACGAATCATCATCATCGTCATCATCACCAGAGAACTTTGGTGCATGAGTTGCCTTGAATGATGGTTCATCATCTTGATCAAGTGTTGCTGCTGTCTTTGATGACTTTGGTGCAGAAGTTTCACCAAGAACCTTTAGAAGACGTGATTTGAGTTCACTCTCAGACTTAAAGTTTGAAGGCGAAATAATCTCTTGAAGAGAATATTCAGTCTTCCATATCTTCTCTAATTGTTTATCATCATCAAGAAGAGGCTCTGGATTACCAAACTCTGACTTATCATAATTACGATAACCTTCAACATTACGAATCTTTAGCTTAAAGTTAGCACCTGCCCAAAGATCAAAAGGATTCATTGCCTCTTCATCCTCAAACTGAGGTTCCATTGCTTCCTTTAGCTTGTCAAAAATCTTCTTACCATACTTGAATAGAAATACCTTACCATCATTAGAAGGGTTTGAAGGATCAGATACAACATAGATATTTGAGATATAATGAAGATGACGCTTCTGTTTACGAACCTGCTTACGCTCTTCAGAATTATCATCAGTAGTAGAATTCCAGAGTTTATTATTATACTCTGCAATAGCATCCTGCTTACCAATTGTGGTTAATGAGTTCTCAATATACCAACCACCTGGGCCTTGAAATGCATGAGAAAAAAGACGAACAAATGGAACATCTTCATTTGGTGGAGGAGGAAGAAATCTAATGACTGCCATTCCATTACCAGCCTTATCTACTGTTGGCTTCCAGAAACGGTCATCAGAATTCTTGTTTTCTGAACCTGACATTTTATTAAGTTCAGATGTTAATGATTCCAGTGATTTCTTACCAGAATTTGATTTAAGCGACTTAAAGTCCATATGATTCTCCGTATGTTGCTATATGTTTCGTATATTAGTGTATGATTATCTTATCCACTCTACCATCATATTATAAGATATTTATCTAAAAAAGTCAAGTGCTATTTTTTTAAAGTTCTCCTTTGAGTATTTAATAAATGGTATATATTTTTTAATTTTTAATTTTAAAGTGTCATATATAAAATCAAACTCCATTTCTTTGTTCCAATATTTTAATGCTCCAGTTATATCAACCAGAATACAAAGTGTCTCAAGACTAATTTCATTAGCCAAATATTTTTTTAAAAGAATAGGATGTTGATGATTTTCACATATAAAGTTTTTATTAAAATCTGAGTCTAATTTGACTAGATCCTGTTTAAAATTATATGTGAGTGCTTGGTTATGTTTTAACCAATTTTTATAATTTGATTCTGCATTTTCTGAATATGCAAGATCCCTAATCCAAAGCTTCTCATTTAAACTTAGATTTGCAAGAAGGAATCCATGTGGGTCTGGATGCTTGGCTAATTTATCAAAAAATATTTTATCCTTACGTTTATGGAAAGTTTTTATATCAATTTTTTTTATACCATATTTTAAAAAATCATAATTTTCAGATGAAAAATGAAGTTTAATAGATATATATAATTTATATAGTTCAAAACTATCCACTAATTTCTCCATTATATAAATAAGATTGTTGACCACGATACTACGAATATCTGCCAACTCTATTGCTTAATCTAAACATAAGGAGCAACAGCTATGCTTATTTATTACGTTTATGCTTATATCTAGAAAAAAACGTAAATTATAAACTATCATTTTCCTTCATCTTTTTCATAAACAAATTATACAAGGTCTTTTCACGTTTATATGCTTCTTGTTCCCATGGAAGATCCCAATAGTTAATATCTTCAGACATATACTTTTGACCTTTCCATTTAGTCATTCTGGCAGGTCTTGAAAGGTCTTTCAACTCTCCTTTGGCATATTGTTTTACATGAACAAATTCATGTGCTAAAGCCAATAGGGTATCTTTTTTGGATAATGATCTATCTATTGTTACTACGAAAGATCTACAGTTTTCTTCAAGCATATCACAATATGCATAATCATCATCCATATCTTCATGCTTATCAAATTCTATGAAAACGTATACGTTCTCAGAAAGTCTTTTTCCTAATAAATATTCTCCAAAAAATATTGCCGCTTTTTTTACCAAAAATCTAGGAGTTTTCACAGATTTACCCTTGATATCTATGAACATCTAGGTTTCTCCTGTTGGAATGATCCAATACTATTTATACTGGAAGACGGCTACCACCCTTACTTTTCAAAAGATTTGATATTTCTGCCTCATTTTTAATCTTGGCACTCAAAACTGGATCTTTTTTAATTAAAAGGGCAACAGATTCAATTTCATACCCATGCCTTTCTGAAAATAAAATTACAGCTTCCATGTAATTGATATTTTTAGAAGATTTGATTTTTTCAATTTCTTTGGCAAATGTGTCTATCATTTCAATTTCTCTTTAATCTCTTTCACACGGTCTTTAAGATATTTTTCTACTATCTTTTTGACCTCTTCATCCTCTTGTAAAGGTATAGCATTATTTAATTCATATTGCAAGTAAGTCATCAGATTCCATTCATTGGAATAACTGAAGTTTGATTTATTAGTCTTTGCCATATCTTTTGCTCCATAGCCAACCATTAAATTTTGTGGTCTTATGTGCTATGAAGTTCATGAACGGACTGTGCCAGAACCAATGAGTGTATTTTCCTCTCATGACATACTCCTTTAGTTTACAGTGATGATAGTATCATTGCGATATTTCTTCACAATATTATATAGTGTTGCTGCATTACTTGGTGAAATTCTTGTGCAACCATGTGAAACAGGACGGCCAAGATTTGAAATAGAATTGGTTCCATGAATTGCAATGTTACCATTGAAGAAAATAGAATATGGCATTGGTGCATTTTCATATAATCTTGAATAGTGCATTGTTTCCATTGATTGGACATAAAAAGTTCCTGAAGGAGTTGAATGTCCTTTTTTACCTGTTGAAACTTTCCATTTATAAATTGGTTCATTATCAATAAACACTTCCATAATTTGACGGCGCTTATCAATATCAATTTGAACACCAGCGAATGATGGAGTTGTAAAAAGAAATATTAATAAGATTAAAAGTTTTTTCATAGTTTCTCCAATTTAATTTTGGCGATTCCGGCAGGGTACGATCCTGCAACCTATCGCTTAGAAGGCGATTGTTCTATCCAGTTGAACTACGGAACCGATTCAATATATATTCTATTATGTATTTCTCTATGACAGTTTGCACATACACACATACATTTATCAAGTTCTTTTTTGGTTCTTTCGAAAGACCATTTTTTCATAGTAGACCAATCTGCTTCTTTTTCAGAAGGATTTTTATGATGAAATTCTAACGCACCATAAAAATGATCATAACCACAAATTTCACACTTACCACCTTTATATTCTATCGCCTCAATTTTTCTTTTTTGAGTAATCGTAACTCTTTCTTTATTTTCACACTTTTTACATTTATTACGTTTTTTGGATTTGTCTTTTCTATTGAATGTATTATCTTCTGTTAATTCAATATTACAATCAATACAATTTGTCATAATAATCCCTGTATTAATGGCTGGATTGGTAGGATTCGAACCTACGACCAAGTGATTAACAGTCACCTGCGCTACCGCTGCGCCACAATCCAAAATAAGTTGCCGCATTCTGTTTCTAGGCTGCGGCTGGCCCAATGAATTATGCTGCTAGAGCAAACTCAAATGGTGCAAAGTTATCGTTAGCACCTATACTTGCCTTTGGTCTCCT